TTGACGTGTTGGATGTAAAGACCACGTTATCGACATAAAACTTGTCGGTGTTTTGGAAAACGCCGAAAGTACCAGTTATGTTGGGTAAGCCAGCTTCGAGCTTTTTACCAACGTCTGAAGTCGTGGTCGTGCCTTCGATGAACCGCTCATCCAAATTCGGCAGCGTGAAGGTGCTTGACCCGTTGCCTGTGCCGAACTTTGTGCCGATAGCGGCAAAGAGCGCCTTATAGGTTGTGCGAGAAACGTTGCTCCCATTACAAAGAAGCCATCCCGTCGGGACGGCTGTCGTTGCGAAGTAGCAGATTGCTCCGGTTGGTACGGAGCTAGAACTTTTCTCGTTCAGGTAGTCTAAGACGGCTCGAACCGTCGCGTTGGCTGTTGCCATAGGATCGTCTCCCTACATCAGGAAATGTTGTTGTCGTCTGCGAAATCCAAGAACGCCTGAAGGACGCCAGGATCGTTGGCCGTGATTGCTTGCTTGACTCGTTGAGGAGTCATCAAGCAGTTATTTGCTGTGCCTGCTTCAGCCTCTGACTGGGTAGCAATGTCTCCACTTGCAATCTTTGCGAAGGTCACTGCTCCGCTAGCGATTGCCGCGGCATCTACCGCGTTGTTGGCAAGCTCAGAAGCGCCAACCGCGTTTGCAGCAATGGCGTCGGCCGTGACCGAGTTCGTAGCCAGCTTTGCCGCCGTGATGGCGTCGTCGGCGATCATGGCGGTCTCGACTGAACCATTGGCGATAGTCGCCGTAAGCGTGAAGTTCGCCGAGCCGTCGAAAGAAACCGAGCCCGTCAGATCTCCTGCAAGTGTCAGCGTCCGAGAAGAGGACCACCGAGAGGCTGTTGATGCGTTTCCAGATAGCGAGCCTTTAAAACCTCCGGTGGAGACAAGAACCCCTGCCTCTGTGAACTCCAAAGACTCGGTAACGGTGTTCGAACCGGCCTCTACGTTTTCGTCTGTGAGGTACGAAATCAAGAAACCGTCTTGATGTCCGTTTAGGACAAAGACACCGTTCGTTGACTTGAACCGAATAAAAGGAGAGAACTCACCTCCGGTCGAGTTGTCTTCGCTTTCAAGAATGGAGCCCCCGGCCTTTGCGGCATCAACCCATCGCCTAGCGGTGTTTTTCCCTGAAATTTTTCGGAAGTAAACCGTTCCAGTTGATGGATTGATCGACACATCCGCATCAAAAAGAGCCCCTGCCGTCGCATTTGACGTTGCCGTTGATGCCTTCAAAAGAATCGGGTACTTACCGTTGGCTGTGCTCGAGGTCTGTGAGACTTTGTTATCTGTCGGCGTTTGCCAAGTTCCATCTCCGCGTAAAAAGCGGTCTTGATAGCCTTCTGCTGGAGCAGGAACTAATCCAGTACCACCAGCCGCACTTGATGTAGCTCCCTTAAACACCGCGTATGTCGTGTTAGGCGGGTTCTGCCAAGTCCCGTCGCCTCGCAGATACTTACCTTGAGCACCCGCTGCAGGAGCAGGAACCGCGCCGATCGTACCCGCAGACGAAGAAGTGGCCTTGCCAAAGACCGAAACCTTCTTGCCGTCAACGGCGGTAGTCGGAATCGAGATATTTTTCGACCCGTCAAAACTCGTTGCCGTACCAGTCACCGCACCAGAGATAGCAATGGTTCGGGGCGTTTCCAGTTTCGATGCCGTCTCGGCATTTCCAGAAACATCGGTCTGAGCTGCCGGGAGTTTGAGTGCAAAGTGCTTAATCGCCGTCACTCGGCCCTTGGCGTCAACCGTCACATACGGAACGTTGAAGCTGCCACCGAAGGCCAGCGTTGCTGCGGCATTCGGTCCGTAACTTCCTGCCGTGGCGCCGGACGCCGCGAGAGTGAGCGTCCCGGACTCGTCCTGCGTGCCGTTGAAACCGACAGACCACGTCGCGTCACCAGTCGCGCTGATGCGTCGAGAAGTCTGAAGCTTGCTCGCACTTACCGCGTTGTCGGTCTTTTTCAGATATGTGTTTGCTGCATCTGACTTCGTCAGGTACGGAGTCAAGTCAACGGTTTCGGAGAGCTTGTCCCAGGCTTCACCGGTCCATGCATAGTTTGCCCCAGTGTCCAAGACGTTCCACATATCTCCCGTGACGTTGTCATCTGTCGGCAAATCGTCATAGGTCGCAACTGAACCTTTGAAGATAAGTGCGCTAGACACCTTCGCATCAACTTCGGCCTTGGTGTAGGTGTCAGAGGCATCGGCAGCTCCGATGTTGGTCCGGGCCTGCGTCTTTTGTGATGCATTGAGAGTCTGAGAGCTGTCGTACCGAACCACTCCATTTGCCAGTGCCTCTGCTGCCGCAGCCGATTCCGCAGCCTGACTCTGAGCAAGAAGAGAATTTGCTTCTGCGCGGGTGGCAGACTCCTGCGCCTGAGAAGCAGCCTGCCGAGCCGCATATGCGTTTTCCTGAGCGGTTTCGGCCGTATCCTGAGCCGTCTGCGCTCGCTGTGCAGCCGCCTGAGCCGCCTCGTTCGCATCTTCTGCGGCTTGCCGAGAACTTTCGGCATCACGAGCAGATTCTTCTGCATCAAGCTGTGCAGCCTCTGCAGCCTCTTTTGCGTCTCGTGATTCGGTCACAGCCGAGTCGGATTGAGCCTTGGCCGTGTTCGCAGTCTCAACAGCCTGCGCGGACTGAGTCAAAGCCTGGTTTGCAGTGTTCAGCGCCGTCTCTGACGTGCTGATTGCCTGCTCGGCTTTGCGCTTAGTTTCTTCGGCGACAGCGTTGTACTCGATCAGCTTTCCACCGATGTCGTTGATCGCGTCTTCTGTTTGCTGGATAAATGACGCTCCAGACAAGGCACCGGTCGGAGATTTCGCGTACTGAAATTTCGTCTTTTCAGCCATTTTTCACCTGTCACTTAATTTCGTGAGCTTCAGCAAAGTCCTGGAATGCCTGATCGATACCTCGTGCGAGGTTTTCAATCGTGTTGATCTGCACATTCCCAGAAAGATCGGTAGAAGCGCTCCCAGTCACATCACCGACTAGTGAGATCAAGATGGATGCTGCGAGTTTCTGGGCACTTACCGCCGTCTCGGTCTTGCCCAAAGCGCCGATGTTCGTGCGCGCCTGTTGTTGCTGACCCGCCTGAAGGGTTTGCGGTACGTAGAGAACCGATGAGCTGGTGTCTGACCATGTCGTCGCATCGGTTCCAGGAGTCACGGGCTTACTAGAAGGCCCGTTTGCCTTCAGGCACTTGTACTTGATGCCCTGATACAAAACCTCGTTGCCAACCTCGTAGTCAAGCGAGGTTGAGTAGTTCATCAAGCCGCCCTGTTGGTACCAAAGAAGGAGCTGAGACAACAGGTAAAAAGCGCCATTAAAGTCCTCACGCTTAGGGGGCATACCGCCTTCACCAATCGGCTGACTTGTTTCTTGACGCCATCCTTCTGCTTGAGAAAATCGACCCGTTCCAGCCTGCTGCGAAGTCGCCGGCGGAATCGTCTTGTCGCCTCGGTCCGCAAGCGCAGTCGTCAAAAGATGTTGTGGATATTTCGTCGCCATTTCGAAAATTCCGCCAAATAAAAAACCCGCTTCGAGCGGGTTCTGTTTTCTGAGTGTTGGTTGTGGTTCAAGCGTTCATCGGGAACTCTTGACCCGGATTGAAAACACCTTGGTCAAAAGGCTGAAGGTCTGATCCTGCAAAACCGAAGATGGCATCGTCAGGGTAGATCACCAGGAAGTTGGTCATCACACCCATAGGTCGGTTCAGTAAGCCATAGGCTCGCAGAATCGTGATCTGCAAGTCGCTCATCGAGCCAACCACCACAATGCTTCTGATGGACATGTTCTGATAGTCCACGATGAAGACTTGCTGATCCGTTAGCTGCGACAGCAACCGGTTCATGGTGGCAGCGCTCGAATCGGACAAATTGCAAAGTGCCCGGTACATGATGAGAAAGCGGAAATAGTCATCATCGAAGCGCACGAACTCTCCGTCTACCTCAATCAGTCGATCCACACCAACTCGTTTGCCCCACCAGTCCAAGAAGACGCCCTTCGCCGTTCTGGCATCTGCTACGTCCTGAAGTAGCTGATCGAGCTGCGCAGTAGCGTCAAGCGACTCGTGAAAGATCGAAGCCAACGCTTTGAAGTTCGGAGCATGGGCGTACTGACTTTGAATGGCGATGCTTGCTTTGCTGGGCACATCCGCCATTTCACGCACGTCTTCGACCTGCTGTAGATCTTCCCAGGTTTGTGTCGTGCTCATATCTAGCCTCCGAAGACAAGGCTGATCGACTCATCGCTAATCGTCGGGCTTTGAGTAGCCGGGATTTCGACAGATTCAGACAAACCTCCATCAGCCAACCCGATGCGAATCGATCGAATCGGAGAACTTGTGACATTTTTGATGCACTGATAGAACCGATCCGCATAGACCGTAGTAGCCAATTTCACACGCGGATTTTCGAGCTCTCCCAGAAAGTCCTGAGTGATCGCTTCCTTGATGTTTGCCTGAGTCACAGCGTCCATGCTTGCGTCAAAGAAGGTGACCTCCACATCAAAGTCGACGGCTGTCGGTCGAATAATTTTGTAGGTGTACTTGGCGTTGTAGTGCTCTGTATCGACACAAGAGACATCGTAGTTGCCTGTTGTACCGCAGCCAGCCGCTTTTCGCTCGAAGATTGCGCGGGCAATAGCCTCATCGTCGCCACCAACCACGCAAGCCGCAATGCTATGCGGGTCCAGTGTCACCGAAAACTGTTCCTGCTCTTCATTTGTGTAGTTCTCAAGCACTACGCAATCGAGAACGCCGTCAAGCTCGGCCAAGTTACTTTGAAGGGTTGCCACTGTGCCATGCGAGTTAATCGCATACGACTGAATCATTCGGTTATAGAGCTCGCCATCGGGTTCGAGATCTCGGCCCGTAACACCGGCAGCGGCATTCGTCACAGCGTCCCAGCCTGGCACAACCGTAACGATCTTGTTTACGGTTCCTGCACCAACTTCGACTGCACCATGCTCGATCGTTGCAAAAGTTGTGTCTACTGTGCCGTTGTCACCGATCGTCGCGCCTAAGGCTGCGTTATGCCGTAGTTGATTGCCTTGGTCATCCTCGACCAGAACGCCATATGGGATAACAGTACCTTTCAAGCCCGTGCACGTGCACACGACAACGGTAGGCTCAGACACCTTTCTCTGAAGTCCGTAGAGGTTTGCCAGAGCGTCCAGAAACGCACCTCGCGCTAGCGCCGGATTGAACTGGTTAGACAGAAAGGCGATCTCAGCATTTTTTGCTTCTTGCTCTGCGGCCACAATATCGATGATCTGTCCCAGTGGAGAGGTCGAGTCCACGTTTACAGAGTCGCCGTTGGCCGCCGTTGGCATGGCGTTTTGCACTGCCTCCGCAAGATCGTCGCGCACTTCTCGAGTTGTCGGAATCGAGACACCCGTTTTTTCATCAAATGTGACCTGTGCCATAACCGTATTCCGTTTCGATTTCGATTTTGCCGTGCAAGGTTCGAGTCTTTTGATCCACTTCGGTCAGCTCGATGTTGACCACTGAAACAACCCCCGGCACTCTTAAAGCCGCTTGCCGCAATCGATCAGTGACGACTGCGACTTGGAGCGGCTTGCCAAGCTGGTCAGTGAACCAGTCAATGCCTTCGTCGTAGCGAAAATAGGCATCACGAATGAAAAGCCGGCATTCATTGCAGACGTTCTGACAAATGGCTTCGACTTCTGTCAGAAACTTGAGATTGCCGTTTGAGTCGAATTGCAGATCCCAGTCTGGCGTTAAGGCCAACGTGTTTTCTGTGTGCATTTAATGCCCCGTGCTTGTCGTTCCGCCCTGCGGGCAATCGTGGATGTGCGACTTCAAGCCAATACCGTCTGCGCTCACGTCGCCGCCTGTTACAGCCACATTGCCCGTCACGGTTGCGCCGCCGCCACCCGAGACGGCCATGCCGCCCGTGCCTGTGATCTTGCCGACCACGGTCAGCGTCTTTTGGATCGTGGTGTCGCCAGTGATCGTCACCGTCGGGCTGTCGACAGTCGTCGATCCGCTCGCATTGACGGTCGCGGTTGTCGTGTTGACGGTTACCGTTTGCGGCCCCGTAATAGTGATGTCGCCGCTATCCTCAATGCGCACGAAGGTAGTCGGTTTCTGGCCCCAGAAGCCGCCGATGTAAAAGCCGTCGCTCATGTCGAAGCATCGGAATGTTCCGGGCGCGACAGGAGCATTTCCGCCATTCAATCGCGAGCAGTCCTGTTGCGCAAAAATAGCCAAACCGATGTCTCCGACCTTGGGATCGCAGATCACTGCTGCAGTCCCGTGCTGAAGACGGAAATAAGGCAAGTGCGGAATGCTCACAGGATCCAGCGCATTGCCATCGGCATCCGTCTGGCAGATCAGAGGAGTCACATCAACGTACAAAGCGCCGGAACCATCTCCAGCTCTTGATTCAACCGCATCCACACGTACAGGAATAGCCGTTGAGATCATTCGTTTGATAATCGAACGAATGAAAAATTCCTGAGCATTCAGATCGGATCCGTAGCTCATCGGATTGACGTTTTTCTTAAGCTCGCTCATGAGTCCATCCATGTGCCAGCGATCTCAGTTCGCCACGGCCCACCGGAGGGCATATTTGCTGAAATCGCATGAATAACGCTGTAGATCTTCCACACCCCTGAAGCCCGCGGCATCGAACTGTCAATCCTGCAAAGCCCCGCCACGTTCAGGTTGGGGTTGAAGAAGCAAAGAGCACGAATGCCCATGCTGTCAAAGCTCGGGTATCCGATTTGACCTGTCTGCGGATTGATCGCGTCAATTGCTACGGCTTCCCCACGTGCCTGAGACGGGTTTACCAGAACCATTTTTTGATCGTCCACGATCAGATCGGCCCCCACGGTGTCGGCCACCCATTTCGCTTTCGTAATCGGGTCGCCGTTAATCACCACATTCGAAAGCGAGGCAGTCACACCAATGTTCTCAAACTCCATTCCTGCTTGCTGCGCAAAGCTGCGCATTAGGCTGTCGACAGTCTGCTCACCCTTGACCGCAACGGGAGGTAAAGGGATGAGTTGCGGATAGGCGGCTGATATTGCTTCTAGCCGCATTACCGGAGACGGTGCGGCGTTGAGGTCAGGTGCGGCGTTCATGATCTCGCCTTGAAAGACCACCGATAATCCAGAGCTGCCTTCTCCGGCTGCAACCTCGATGACATTACGACGTAAGGATCTCGCGTCGAAAGACAACATCGTGAGTTGCGTCATCTGAGCCTGCGAAAGTCCCCAGATTGAGATCTGAGCCTTAGGCAGTTCCGGAGCGCCTTGCTTCTGAATCCGTACCGACATTGCGTGCTCGGTAAAGATCATCTGAGAACTGGTGCCACCTTCATCAAGAGTGATCGTGATGCGGATGCGCTTCTGTGAGTAACTCGAACTCATTCGTTTGCCTCATATACGAGCCGCCAACGATCTCCGAGTCCCGTATATTGCGGGCGCTCATTACCTTGCGTGTCGATCCAGTACAGCATGGTCTGTGCAATAGTTTGAGACCAAGGTATCAACTTCCCACGCGCTACGGCCATCACTGAATTTGTGACCTGTTCGTCATCGACGACCAACGACGTGTAAATCTCGGATCCGAGCTGTCGGACAGTGATCCGGTAGTTCTGTCCGTTGACAACCGCATTGACGATCTGAAAAGGAATCGCAGATAAAGGAATTTCCATCCAAGCCATCACAATCCCTCACTCAAACGCGCAGCCAGCGTCTTTGGCTGGACCTTACCGGCATTGACAGCGTCCGAGCTCGTCGGATTACGTGGAGACCAACTCACTAGCGCAGTACCAGTCTGAACCGTGCGGATAGAGATAAAACCGAGCTCTACCACAAGCGAAGTTGCGTTCTGCGTAACTGAACGAGCTTGGCTGATCGTCTCAAGCGCCAAGTTCTCGACAACAAAATACGGCGTCACCAGCTTGCACAGCGATTCGGATCCGATCGCCTGTTTCAAGGCTCTCAAATCGTTCAGAGCTTGAGTCTGAACTGACGGATCCCCGGAAATGGCCAAAGCCAAACTGACCGAATCCGGCGCTTGTACTTTGTTGTAGGCAGCAAGCTGTCCACCTTCCAAAGGCTCTGTCAATACTTGAGCGGCCTCAGCCAGATTGCAGGCTGTGATGCCCACGTACTGGCAGATGGGCTGATCGTTCGCGTTCAAAATCGCCCATCGTGAGAAGTTCTTAGGCATCGCAACCTCACTTCAAATTGTTGCCACTCATCGCCTGACCGATGAGTGCCGCCTGGCGATTGAAGCCGCCGGCCACTGAAGTCTCGACAGCTCTGCCGATGGCTTGCGGATTGTCTCGTGTCTCAATGTGATTGACGACATTCATAGAGGCATTGGTGGTAACGGTAGGTGAGGCAGCGCGATATGCAGCTTGCTTTGCCGCCACCGTCTCGCGCTCGCGTACTAGAGTGGCTGCCTTTTGACCTTCTTCGTCATCATCACTGCCGAAGGAGAAGAAATCTCCAACCCCTTTGAAGAAGCCTTTGATTTCTCCGCCAACCTTGTCTTTAATCAGGTCGCCCCACTTTCCGAACCACGCAACCACGCTATCCCACGCGCTTTCAAGCCCCGAGACAATGGCGTCCGGAATACCCGAAAAGAGGTTGGCAAGGTTACTGCCAAAGCTTGCAACGTCTGAGATCAGTTGCTCGACAAAGTCAATGGCCCCCGAGAAGGCTCCTGCGATGTCTTTGCCGACTTTCTTTGCCGTTTCCCACAGCGTTTGAAAGCCAAGGATCAAACCTTCAATGACAACCACGACGCCCAGAACCGCACCGGCAAGAACCTTGAAGACTACCGATAAAGCTCCGCTTAAAAGCGGTTTGACGGCATCCCATAGCCATCCAAATGCCTTCCCGACCGATTGGATGTTCTCTCGCAGATCCTCGATCTGCTCCGAGGTCATGCCAAAGCTTTTGAGCATCCGCTCAAACATGCTGTCGGCACCACTGGCAAAGCCGATCAAATCGTCGATGGCCAAAGCCAGACTTGCAACGCCCACGACAATAGCGGTTACCGGCAAGGCCGCCATCTTGACAGCCACCCCAAACGCTCTCATCGCCGCAACAGCTTGCTTGATCGCACTGATATTTTTTGCCGCAAAGACTGCGCCAAATCCAATACCGAGAAGCACAAACGCACGCGCGTTTTCTCCGATCACGCTGACCATTTCGGACAGGCCATCGAGCAGTTTTGTAACTGCCGGAAGGACAATGCGGACAAGAGTGTTGCCCACAGCTTGCGATGCCGTTTTAAAGTCCATCCACGCAACTTTAAAAGCACGGGCGGTTTTCGCATCTTGTGCAGTGAAAGCCGTCTTGCGATATTTGGCCATCAGGTCATCAAGCGCCTTCTGACCTTGCAAGAAGATGGGAATGGCATCAGTAGCCACCCCCTGCGCTTGCAGGTAGCGTTGCGCCGCGCCGCGACTCATGCCTTCGACTTTCTTGGCAAGCTGAAAAACCTCTTCCGCCGGGCGTCCTGTTTGCTCGTAATAGCTCTGCATCGTCGAGAACATCGACTCTGCCGAACCGCCGGCGGCTTCAGCGGCCTTACCGAAGGCGTCCAGCTCTTTGACATCAATGCCAAGCTGAGTGCTCAAGTTCCCTAGCGCATCGGATTTCTCGATGTAGTTCGTGAAAGTCTCGACACCACCTGCTACAAGTGCAAAGGTAGCGGCCAGCGCACCCACCCGTGAACGCACTGCGTCAAAGATCGGTGTCAGTCCGCTGAACGCAGACCCGATGGTTTGTGCGGCTTCTGACGCTGCATCGCCCAGGCGTCCGATTCGCTGTGCGCTCTTGTCAAAAGACAAGGCAGAAGCGGCTCCGGCCCTAGCACTGGCGTCGCCGATTCCACCAAAAGCTTCACTTGCTTTTCCTGCCACCTCGGACAGGTTCGAGCGTACCTTGTCAATTCCTTTGGCGAAGTCCTGAGCATCAAGGCCGATGGCAATAAACAGTTCGTCTACAACAGACATTTAATCGTCCTTTCGTGTCGCAAGCCAATCGTGATAGTTCTGAAGCATCAAAACCTCGTCGAGGTCGTAGACATCCTCGAGGCTGTAAAAGGTTTGCACCTCCCTCAATGTGCAAAGACGTGAGGAGACACAGCGTCCGCACACCGGAGGGAGGTTGGCAAACTTTGCTGTACCCTTGACTTTTAAGAGTTCAGCACGCCACGCATCGACGTAAGGAAGTTCGCAAAGCCGCCGTTTCCGAAAAAACCAAAGGTCGCCTCGACTGCAGCAACCTTGAGCAAAAAGATCGTTGTTGGATAATCGATCTTCCCATTGACGGTTCTTGGATCAAGCGGAAGGTATGCGCCGCCTTGTTTGATCTGGCAACACGTAAGCAGCTCTTCCCAAAGCGGCGCAACCTTCTCAAAGTCAACACAAGAAAGCGACTGAACAATTTCTTGTGCAGTCGCTTGTTTCGTAATGGCAGAAAGGCCGGAGCCTAGCGCAAAAGCCGCCCGAAGCATCCACCGTTCTGCTTGTAGCGCCGACATGGGCGTGATCTCGAATTCGAGAGGATTTTCTCCGTCGTTGATCGTGATTCGCTTCACTTCACGCATTACTGGCAATCCTCAAAAGTCAGTTGAACCGTGATCGGATCCTGAACGCGATTAGCCGCAGGCATAGGCGTCATCTGAGTAATCACCCCATTGACGAAGTTATAGGTTCGATCAGTGGCCGGGTAGTAAACCGTCAAACCAGTACCGAGCGGAGTCTTCATCGATTTCTGCACAAGTTGTGCTTCACGAAGATAAGGCACCACAGGCGAAGTCGGTTGAATCGTGAGGTTCACCACATACGGATTTGGCGTGTAGCCTACGGTCAGCTGACCGTCCAGCGTCATCTCAGCCTGAACTTCCTGCACTGCATCTGCGGCAATGCCGGCATCGGTCGAAAATTGTTCCAGGCGGATTCCAGAAGGAGCTACCTGTTCAATCGACAAAATGGCGACTACATTCGCCGAAGTCTTGTTATTACGAGGCATGTTCTATGCTCCAAAAATTGTTCATCAAAGAACCGCCGTGACGGGCAGCTCTACCTTCTGGATGGAACCGCCATAGGCGTAATAGAGTGCTGCGACAGGAGATCCGCGCTGAGCGCGCACAGAAGCGCCCGGATCCAGAATCTGCAAGAAGTAGCCCTTCGACTGCAGTTCTCCAACTGCTTCGGAATCCCCCGTCTCCTGAAGGATCTGAGACTTCTGCGACTCGCTCAGAGAAAGACCTTCGTCGATCACGCCCGCATTCTTGGCCTGCGTAATCGGGTCTTGGCACCAAGACTTGAGCATCGTGTAGCCGACGTTGTTGTAGGGTGCACGGTTGACCGTCGCAAACCCGTTCATGATCGACGTTTGCAGCTTGGATCGCAGCCAGATCGAACCAATCAGAGTGTCATAGAAGCCATACATGGACCCGGTCAGCTCGCCGCGGTTGGCAATGATGAACTCATCATTTCGCGTGGCAAACTGGCCGACGTAGCTGACGCCAAGATCGTCCAGCGCAGTTGCAACCTGTTCATCCGTGACCATCGGAGAAAGACCGCTGGCAGACTTGCCGAAGATGACCTTCATGCCCTGAGTAGCATCCCACTTGATCGTGGCCGGATATGCGAGAGCAAAAGCCGCTGTCGAGAAGTCGAGCGAGTAGATCATGAAGACGCAGTTGTACTTGTCCTGCAAGGCCTTTGCGATCGTGCTGTCCTGCGTCAACGTGCTTTCCATGTTTCGGTCGGAAGACCAGAACACATAGACATAATCGTCATCAATATCTGCCCAAGCCGCATAGGCTTCGGCTTCATCCTGCTCCGTTACTTCCCACAGCGTAGTGAACTGTGCCCAGTTGGCCGTCACTGCACGGATCGCATCGAGGGTAGCCGATTCGGTCATGGCATCCACGCCCTGCGAAAGCACCGCACCTTCGGCCTGCGTCATGCACAGCATTGCGCTGAGATCGGTACCGTCATCGCCGGTTGAGGCATAGCTCACCGTCGAGCTCGCACCATCTGTCGAGGACGTCAAAGTGAACGTGTTCGTGGTCGAGTCGTAAGACCCGGTGCAACCCGTGAGAGCCGTTGCGATGGTCTGCACGACTTCCGAAAGCGAATTCGCGGACGAAAGATCGACTGCGGTAGCCGTCTTTTCTGAGCCATCAATCGTGATCTTCATGGCGCCATCAGTCACCTTCTTGAAAGCGGCCAAGTCTGCCGAGATCGCCCCGCTGCGGATCCATGCCGGCGCATCATCATCGATGCGTCGTCCGATGACTAAAGACGTCGGAGCCTTCTGTTGATTTGTCAGTCCGGTGAAGTACTGCTGCGCGAAAACAGCCTCGTCAGAAGCATCGCCAAAAAAAGCGGCCACTGCGGCCGCTGATGCAAATGCCATTGCCGGAGTGCCGGACGGAAGCAATGCGCTCTTCGTCAAAAGCATCCCGTTTGTTTCCAAGTCGGAAGCGCCAGCAGAGATTGTTCGCGGCGTGATCGCGACTAAATAGCCAGCCTTAATAGACATAGGTAGTTACCTCAAGGTTTGAATTTCGAGTCGACATTCACCACGTCGACAATCGCGGTATTGAAAAAGTCCTGCGCGAGCTTGACGCGCTTCCAGTAGCCAAGATGCAGCGTGAGCATCCAGCGGCTTACGTACTGCTTCGCATCAATAACAGCCGAAAGGTTTTGAATTCCTTCCGCGTAAAGGCAGTCGATACCAAAGCCCAAAAAATGATCGACGCCGTACTCTGATCGCGCTACCGTTTCGAGCGTTTGTGCGCGCTCCATAGCGTCAAATCCGTTCGTGGAGTAACAGTCGATCTGTACGTCCAAATTGACGTATTCCTGCAGCTCAAGTAACTCCTGGTCATCTTCTTCCCAGCGCTCGATGTTTGTTCCGGATCGACTCATCGCGATCGGTGTCACGATGCAAAAGTCATTGCCGTCCTTCGGTAGCGTTCGGTTGTTACCAAAGCCATCCAAAACATGCATTTCGTCTGACAGCGCCGGGGCTGAGTATTGGTAGCAAAACCCGATGAGTGCATTCAGGATGTCAACCTGAGTCACATCATTGACCTTCGGCATCGTCGACCTCCTTCAAGACAAAGCGCGGTTTGCTCGTTTGCAAAATGGCTTGTACGCAGACCCAGCCTTCATGTGTGAAGTCTTCGATAACCGCATCCACCAGCCAATAGTTGCCTTTGTCATCTTGCAAAAGATCGCCAGATCTTCCCAGCGGTCGCCACATCGCCCAGGGGCGCGTGGCCGCATCATCTTCGGCATACAGGTAAACCTTGCGCACGATCGACGCCGACTCAATCTTTTCACTCAGAACGATTTCGTCTGACTTGAGGCTTTGCCATTGCGCCTTGACTTGCACCGGCTGATTGAAAACCGGAAGCAAATCACCGCGTTCGCCTCGCTGTTGCTCGCCTGTCATCGTGAGCAGATCACATGGCAGATCGCGGGCAACCGAGGTAATGGCACCGCGAACAATGCTGTGCAAATTCATTTGCGCACCTCGCTTCCGATTGATCGGATCAAGCTTGTCGTGTCAATCAATGGAGCGGTCGGTTCAGCTCTGCCTTTCCGCTTTTTGGCCTTGACTGTGGACTCTGCTAAAGGCTCGAAATCTCCTCTTCGGATCGTGGCCATAATGTCAGCTCGCATCAGTCGACCAACCGCGCCCAGAACTTCTTCAGCGTGGTCGAGACCTCTCGCTTTTAAGCCGTGTCGGATCTGCTTGCGCCATTCGTCTTCGCTTTCTGAGACCGTTTGCCGCAGAAAAGGTCGGGCCGGCATTCTCGCCGTTCCGTACTCAATCATCCGGGCATAGCCAGCGACCTTTTCGCCGCTCTCGTCGTTCGTAGCGCCACTAAGGACGCCCGCCACAACTTCAGCTTTTAAACCCTTAGCCGCTTGCGCAAGCTTTTTCAGCCCGTCACTCGACTTGATCTTGACCTTCATCTAGCCGCCCATATAAAAGTCCTGGACGCCGAAGTAGATCGGTCCAGTGGCATATCGACGCAAGATCACCCACGCTTGCGCACCGCACTTTGTGGAAGTCCACCAAGCCGGGTTGTTTGCGTCGGCAAGCGAGCCGAAGCCGACGCTCACGGAACCCTGACCAGCGCTTTGTGCCGGTGCCGCCTGCGTGTCTCCCCACAAGTAGTTCTGCGTCGCCAAGTGGCACGTCAAAAGTTGAAGAACAACCTCACGGGTCTTCACGGGCGGCGTCGCATCCGGGGCATAAGGAATCGCGCTGTCGTCGTCATTTCCGATCAGCTCGACAGCTTGGTTAAAGCACGCCGTTAGCATCTCATCCGTAAAGCGGACCTCGTCGGCAAAAGCCGGATAAACCTTGCGGAAGGCGGAAATTTCAAAGACAACAGCGCTCATCACTATTCCTTCAACGGACTAACTTGCGGCATCGGGTCGTCACCCGTTTTCTCATCAGCGTGATCAATCGCATAGTTCACGCCCTGCGTTTCGGTCTTCTTTTCGGCCAGACGACCGGAACGGAACCACGGGGCGTATGCCTTACCAAACTCTTTCTTGACCTGTTCCCACAGATCTTTGTCCACGACCGTGACGCCATAACCACCAGCCGGTAATGCGCCGCCCTTGGCATTTGCGAGATAGACCGCGTTACCGGCGATCGTGACCGTCTTTCCATTGCTCAGAGTGAACGTCTGAGAGCTGCGGGAGCGGAACAGCACCGTCACCGTCTCAGTGGTTTTGGCTACTTTCCCGATATTGACTGTTGCTCCGGATTCCGAAATAACTTTGACCTTCGGCGCTGCCGGATTGCGCTGTGTGGTGTTTTTACGTGTTGCCATTTTTTACGCTCAAAAAAAAGGGAGAGCCGAAGCCCTCCCAAGGTTGATCAACGGATTAATCCGTGGCCTGGATACCCGTCATGCGAGCAATCGCGAACGGGCGGAAAAGCAGGCATCCGGTCGTCGAAGAAGCCCACTTCTGCGACATTGCAGAGTGTTCGACAAGAACCGGATAGGTCTTGAGCTTTTCCAGGAAGCCGAACTTGGCAGTCGGCTTGCCGGCGATCTCCGTAGCCACAAGCATGGCCGTGCATACGCCGTCTTCGTCCTCCAGCTGAGGCAGAGCCAAAATTTCGAGGTTCGGGAAGAAGCCCTTGAGCGTCTGAAGCACAGGAGCCACACCGAGCGTCGTCGTCTTAGCGAGCTGACCAAGGATGGAGGGCGGAACCACCAGCTTCAGCGGAGCGCTGAAGTTGATATAGCCATTGGCTGCAGCGGCGATCTGATTGAACATCGAAAGGATGTCGTTGTAGATCGCATTGGCATCTTTATCTGCCCAGGCTGTCTTGGTTTCGACAGTTGCGGGAGACAGAGCGGACGGCAGAGCAGGATCGTTAAGCAGACCGTAGATCGTCAAACCTTCCACGCCGAACAGATTGAAGGAGTTGGAGTCAATGTCGATGGCGTTTGCCGCAGCCGTCTGCTTTTCGGAGAGCAGATTGATGCGCTGGGCAGCAGCAATATCCTGCTCCAGATCACCGCACTGGATGAACGTCTGGAACTTGTACGTGTCGCGCATTACCTGCTCGATGTTTGCTTCAGACACGGGGCCACGACCGAAGTCGGTATAGGCCGTCGTCTGACCGACGTGCTCAACCGCCGGGAACATCGTCTGAGTGTCCTTCCAGTCACCGCGCTTTTCTTCCGGGAAGATCTCGGTGGAAAGACGAGGAGCCTGAAGAATCTCGACGATTTCAGGGCTGTAGTAAGTTGCAAAAAGAGCGGGCGTCAGAACGCCAGCCGTCGTCTGCAAAGCCGCATCCATCGCGATACGCGGCGTTTCACCTTCCGTCGGCAAAAAGCGACCTTTGCCGCTGCAGAGGTCGAAGCCAAGGCGCTTCATGAGTTCACTTCGCATTTTCAAAAACCTCTCAAAAATTGTTTAGCCGCCAACACCAGCAGCGGCTGCCATCGGAGGCACCACGTTCGGCTGCTGATTGCTGATCAGCACAAGCGATTTCGCTTCCGTACCAAGAACCTTCTCGACGATAAAGTTGGTCATCGTGAAGCCTTCCTTGTTAGCGTTGCCGGTCTGGGTCGTGATCGAACCATCCGTCTGAGATGCAAAAACGTAGTCGCCGACCTTGGCGCTAGCGTTCTGAGCTTCGACCCAGAACTTGCCGTTCGTTGCAATTTGCACGAAGGCACCGACGGGAATCGTCATAGCCTTTCCAGCGGATACGGATCCGGCGATGTACTGCCGGGTGTAAATCACCAGGCCGCGGAGAATGCCGGTGCCGGCCTTATTGACCTTGGTGCCGCCATTGGTCGAATCGGCAAAGCAGAAATTTCCAACCGTCAGCTCAGACGCGGCCTGATAGGTCAGTGCCGTGTAGTGCGTTTCGCCGACGCTTGCAGGCATACCGGCAATTGCCGGTGCCATCGTGGTGTAAACCTGAGACTGGAGAGCCATAGCTCACCTCCTTATCGAACAAACTTTTTCAGAAAGTCCTCGTCGGACTTATTGGTTTTCAGAGCACTGTCCTGAGCCCCTTCCGTCTTGCTTTTCACAGTCTGAAGCGCAGTAAAGACGTACTTGGCCGAGGCCAGAGGAGTACCCTTGATGCCCATCGACTTGAGTGCGTCGGCATAAATTGCGTCAGCACTGTCGTAAGCCAAAGCATCGACATTGCCCAAGACACCACGACACTGATTTGCTGCCTGGTACTGAGCCGAAAGCTGCTGGCGAACCTTTTTTGCGATCAGAGCGGCGTCCATCGCGCCTTCCTTCTCGTCTTCGTCCTTTGCACCTTCGTCCTCGTCTTCAGCGCCGCATTCGTCGCCATCGGTAGCAGCAGGCGGTTCTTCGCCTTCATCTTCACCGCCTTCCTGAGCAGGCGCTTCACCTGCATCATCAGGCTCTTCATCCTCCGCCGGAGGAGTAGGAGCGCCCTCTTCCTTATGCTGTTCAAGAGAGCTGTAGGCTTCGGCAAACTGCTTTGCGAGAGCCTCAATTGCTTCCGGACTCAGTCCGGTCTGTGCGTTTTCAATGACTTTTCGGGCGAACTCCGCGAAGCCATCAAGTGCACCCTTATTTTCAATGCCTGGCATAGTTGACATTCCTTCTGGGGTTGAATCTTCGACGTAACAGTCGGGAGCCCGACCGTCGTTGACTAAAGCAACGTGATTGCAGGCGATGTCCCGCATCACGAAGTCGTACTCCACGCCGTCGGGGGTCTTGCCCGCCGTAAAGTCCGGCGTGTATCGGTAGCCACAAGACAGATCACGAAGAGATCCGTCCTCAATGGCTTCGATTGCTTGCTCATCCCAAACGCTCAGTGCGTTCGTGATATACGGCGGCTCCCACTTCGCACTTGTACCGACCATGCCAATGCGCAACTCCTTGTTCGGACGCTGGGCACTGTCGAACTTGTGCTCAATCAAAAGCGGCACCCCGTTGAATGTCGCGAGTGCCGCTTTCAGTTCGTCTGGATTTCGCCAGCCGTAATAAATGCGTTCCGGATCCAGTTTTCGCTCTTCCCAACCGGGGATCTCTCGACCGTAGTAGGGAGCGACCTGATCCTGTGTAAGCCTTGACGTTTTGACTTGCAGATAGCCGTTCTTGTCGCGCGTGCGCACCGACTCGCGGACGATCTGCGCATCCAAGGCTAAGAATCCTTTTTCCATATCTTTCTCGATAGAACAGGCCTATACGTGCATTGGCACCCGGGTAGCTCTCCCGGCAAGACATAGCGCCCGACCTCGCGGTCAAAAAGACCTTTGCTAATGTCGAACTTCTTGCCGTGAAAAGCCTTGTGCGTTTCTCGACTGGTTTGCTTGCCCGGGATGTGTACCCATTCGCCTTCTTCAACGCCAACTTCAATGTCATTAGCACGAGCCAAACTTTCAGTGGCCTTGTTGCACTGATCTCGAGCAATGAAATTGGCGCGGCGCTGAGTGATGCCGTAGCGCTTGGAAAGCTCGGACTTCAGGCCGGCTACGTCACGTCCGGCTGTAACCGCACGCATCACTAGCCCCTCGACATCGTGCAGGTATTGCGTACCAATGGATCGGATCAAAGACGTGTTAGCGTTGACAAGGGCATCGAAGGCGTCTTGCGAGACCTGGCCTTTGTCAAACCGGATGTCAAAGCCTTTGACACCGGCAGCCTTGATTGCGGCGTTCTGAGCGCGATCCACGTAGCCCCGGGTCTTAGTCACGAACCAGTTGGCCGTGGGGTCTGCGAAATCAGCCACTTCAACATCCCACTTCTTGCGCAGCCGATCAAGCATCTTTTGAAGCTTGTCCGCGGGTGTTTTAGCTTTGGCGTCTTGGGCGATTTTTGGCTCCTCTTTTCGATAGAGCGCTTCAATCTCTTTGGCTACGTCTGAAGCCATGCGACTGACAAGCTCACGCAGTTTCTTTGCGTAGGCCTCCCGCAGCCCCGCATTGGGGCGAACGGCTCGAAGCCGCAAGTTAGAAGATTTCGCCATTGCCTTGTCCTTGCGTCGGATCCGTCATCTGCGCAAAAGGATCTTCGGCCATGCCCGGCGCTTCGCCTTCAAGATCGCCATACGGCTGTCGGTCATCCGTGCGCAGACTCTCGCGCACCTCGTCTTCAGCCAGCACCCCACGGTCAAGGTAAACAGCCGCGGTATCTGCCTTCAGCTTCTCGACCTCGGCAGTCGTGCGCTCATCGTCTTCGTCCAACGGGTTGAAGTCGAATGTCAGATCAGGGTCAATGTCACCGAAAAGTTCAAGCTGCAAAAGCCGCAAGATCTCTTCGATGGGCTTACGAAGAATTTTCTCCTGGCGTGTAGCGATCAAGTCAGCCTGCAACTTGATGTCGCTTTCACCCGTTGAGTTAAAGCCTTGCGGCGAGTAGCCGAGCGTCTTCACAACGCCCGACTGGTTGATTGACACCACAAATTCGAGTGACTGACGCGCGATGTCAGTCAAGCCTGTAATCGGCGTGTTGACTTGGACAAAGTCCTCTTTTTCCTTGTCAAGCAGGCCAACGCCGGAGTTGTCGCGGAACTTTGCGAAGAACCGCACGCGGTCGCTAACCGGCCCCCACGCCTTGCCTGCAAAGAGCTGTGCGCCAAGATCGGTCTTGATGAAGCTTGTCGAGAACTTGTGCAATAGTTGATTGACTTCTTCGCGGTTCTTCCGGAAGTGCGTCACGTAGTCCGAAAGGAGCTGCGCCTGCGGAATACCGAAGAAGTTGTATGCCGGCTTCAGGAGATCCGGCACCTCGTTTTCGACAAAACGGATGAGGCGCGACGCATGTACTGCCTGCCCCATGATAAAAAAGACCGACGGTTTGTAAAAGTCCGCCTTCAGCGGTTCCGAGGCATTGAATCCCTGTGGCGTCGTAAAGATCGGGTCGATCACTCGGAAGTCGATGCCTTTCTTGAACTCGAGGCTCTTTGGTGTTTTGTTTAGTACATCGACAGGTTTTTCGCTCCCGGTGTCGATGTACAAAAAGGCGCCACCCATCAGCCCCATCGTTGTGAGTGCCTTCGAAAGTGTTTCACGTAGACCGATGCGAGCGATCTCCGACTCAAGCTTCTTCTTGCGTTCTTCGTCGTCACACTTGATGTCGATCCAAGATCGAAGCATCTCATCGGTGCGAGTCTGGATGCACAAACGGATCAGAGCGTCTTGCGACAGCTGTTGGAGTACACCGTAGCCAACGAAGCTCACGAAGCTGGAAATTGCCGACCATTCGACCTTCGGGACGATACCTCCGGCAAACGCCGCATCCATCGCACCGTCAAGCTTTTCGTAATGCTTGGCGTCTCCCGCCAGAGATCGAGCAGGCTTAAGCAGAGCACGCAAGTCCTTTTCATTAGTCTCGGTCGGCAGAGCGTCCACAGAGTACGTCTCGCGCTCTGCCTGCGCTACGTCAAAGCCAGAAGCTTTCCGGCGATTCGTCTTGCGAGATTTTGAAGCCATATCCTCGTGCCTTGATGTAGTCGACCATGGCATAGCGCAATGCGTCGATCGTGTGATTGTTCTTGTCCAAAACGACAGGCAGCACCTCGTCGGTCAGTCTGTCGGTCTTGTAGCTATACAGTCGGAACTCGTCCGCTGTGTGCTTGCAGCGCGGATCGATAACGACCTTGTCAAAGCTCTTGATGAAGTTGATGCCTTCTTCGATACTGTCCGGCCATTTCTCCGCGCCGTCGATGTTGTAGCCATGCCGCCGCAAGTAGCTGATCGTCTCAGGACGTGCTGAGTCGCCCTTAATCGGCCATTGATCAGCCCCAGGCACAGATCGATAGAGCTGCGGGAGCTCGTCGATTTCAACGCCAACGCCATAGGCTTCGTGGTCGATATACAGCCTGTTATCAAGGATGAAGCACCGAACGAGCGTTGACGGATCTCGCGCAAAGCCAAAGTCCGCGCCGAAAAAGAGACGGTCGGCCTTTTTCCAGAGATCTTCCGGAATCGGCTCGACGACAAATCGACCTTTGAAAACTTGGGCGTCGCTGATTGTCAGCGGATACCCTTCCCAAACATGCAGATACTTTTCGAAGTCGTTCTGCTTGTCCCATTCCATCTGCTCGCGCAAGACTTCCGGGAAGAACGGGTTATCCCAGTAGTTCACCTTGCGGACAAAAGCGTTCGGTGGAGGATTTTCGATAAAGACGTTTGTAGGGTCGTCAACGGTTAAAGGGTTAAAAGTAAGCCATAACTCGGATCCAGTCTTGCGGATTGTCGGCGTCAAGACATCCCAAGAGCGCTGCGAGACACTTGACGCTTCTTCGATCCAGCAGATGTCGATACCTTCCTTTGACCTGATCGAGTTCTCATTGCGCAGCAGGCCGCTGAAGATGAAGCGACTTCCGGTGCCGTTGTGGACGATCTCAGCATCCTTGAAAGTGAAGCGGTTCGCCAGACCCATGCGCTCGGCCATGTCCTTGAGAATTTGGTAGCTTGAGTCCTTGATTGAGTTTTGGACTTCACGACAGCACAGAATGCGAGTCATGCCGAAATCAGACATGGCAATCAGAGCACGCGCAACAGCCCACGATTTGCCAGACCCTCGACCACCGTAGTACACCTTATAGCGATGCGGCTCATAGAGTTCAGCAAATGGATCTGTCATTTCGTCTGTTTCTTTAGTGCCGCATAAATGGCCGGAAGTCCCTCCGGCACTTCGCGCTGGGTAACGTCGGCTTCAATCTTTTGGGTCTCTTTCCATCCGCCTTGCGTCTTCAAAAAGAAAATCATTGCCGCAGTGTTTCCGCCGCTGGCGGCCTCAAACAGTTTGTTGGCAATGATTGTGATCCCCTTGTCCTTTCCTCGCTTTATAGCCTCTGCAATTTCTGCAGATTCGGTCTTGCGCGACATGAGCGTGCGCACGCTGAACCCCATCGAAGATGCAATCTGCTCAAGCGTCAATCCGCGCGAAGCAAGCTGCTCAATAGTTTTGATGTCTATTTCAATTTTTGGCTTTGGCATGATCAATCTTGCGGTAAACGATTTTGAGTTTTGTCATTGATCACAAGGCGCCTTTACAACTCAAATTGTTATGCTTTAACGATTTCCCGGGAGATAAACCAATGTCTTTTCTTTCTGCTTTGTTCACGCTTTTGTTCGGCAAGTCCGAACCCGAAAAAACTTATAAAACCTATGACACAACACCGAGCCGTGCGCCAGTGCAGGAACCGAAGAGACAACCCCGCAGCTGCGAAATTCCAACGATTGATTCAAGCCGGTACGTCAACGAAGTTAAAAATCTTTACCCTATTGTCATTCGTGACACTCTTGCTTTGTGTTCAGGAATCCCCGGCACAATCCGCGAAGAGATTGAAGATCGGCTTTGCGCAACCTCACCGATTGACATTTTTCCGCTGAAGGCGTTTGCGCACGAAGTTGCCAGCCGACTTGAGTCAATCGACTGGCATTGGCATGAGTACGAGTATTGGCGCACCTATTACCTTGAGCACGGCATCAAAACCGTCAAGATGTTTGACCCCAGACCAGAAAAACTAAGTTTTCCGGCAGAGCGCAAGCAGTATCAACCAGAAAAGGTTTTCAACCTGATGACGCTCAAGGAGGCTAAAGAGCGCCTTATAACATTTCCAGAAACTGCGTCAATGAAAAGAGCCGAGTTGATCGATTTTTTGAAATCGAACAAATCTGCCTGGCAGTCGATCATCGACCCGCATATTCAAGCGAAATGGAATGCCAAGAAGCACTACGAAGGCGAGACACCTGAAAAAATTCTTTTTCTTCTTTTTCAAACCATCTTGGATCGTGCCCGTGCACTTAATGAGTTCAAGCCAGAAGAGAACCCGACGCCGTTCTTCATAGCTGATGCTGACGAAAAACTGTACTGGGTAGCAAAAGCTGATCCCCAATGTCCATGGAAACAAAAATATGGGCATCCTGTTCCGGGCGGTCATGTCGACTACCGTCCTACAAAGATGCTTTAATTCAATTAAAAAAGCCCCGAATTTGGTCGGGGCTTTCTATTTCTTCCGGGCATGACAAGGGAGCCACACGGCTCCCAATCACGGCACTGACTACAGGCTTACAAATTTTCTTGGTTCAAATATAGCCTTTTAAAAAATTTTGTCAAGCTCAAATTGATGTCAATTTTTTGCTGGCATGCAAGTTGATCAAGTTAAAGATCTGATACTTTGCGGTCTCCAGCAGGATGTCATAGTCCTTGCTGTTGATGCGAATTTCATGCCCGAACCGGATCAGAGTCTCTTTCTTCACCCACTCAATAAAGCTTCGTACAGGCATCCACGGGAATGCGTAATGCGCTACTAGTGCCCACTTAGCTATCCAATACCTTGCCGGGCGTTGAGCCAACATCCTCCAAGCACGGTCCACCAAAAGAGCATCAAAAATGTCAATCTGTCGATATGGCTCTGAAGGTTCCACCTTAATTTCTCCAGCTTGAACCATCATGCGATAGAGAATTGTGGACCTGGCATGTCTTCCAGTCGCCGCCCATCGCCCCCAGTTTCGGAGGCGGTCGGTCAAAATTTCTTCATCGGATTTTGAAAGCATGAAGCCTCCTACAGCTCGTTCCCGATTAACGGCAAGGCATCATCCAAACGCATGATGCACAGCCACTCTTTACCGTCGCCTCGGCAGACCACCACAGGCGTACGGCCTGAGTCCCCTACGCTCTTGACCGCCTGATCCATGAAATCGTGGACTGCGATGCCTTTCCGCCGCTTGACCTCAAAGTTGAAACGTCCAACCTCAATATCGCAGCCACCCTCACGAGTCTGAGTGAGGTTGCGCCGCGCTTCGACCCCAAGGCGATCTCGAAGGATGTGGCAAACCTCGCGCTCTCCGGCTGCGCCTTTTGTGCGCTGTGACTTGCTCATCGCTTTTCCTCCCTTCTCGCCTCTCGTTCCCGGTTGATCTCGATCGTTCCCTTGTAATAGCCGGCTTCAAAAGCCATGCGCTCGTCTCTCGTGTGATGCAGGTGCATCGACTTGGACTCACCTGCCCGTGCAGCCCTGTAGCCTTCTTCCTCGATCTGTCTGAGCCGATCTTTTTTCATCGGGCACCTCCGAAGATCTCGCGCAGATAGTCAACGGCCTGCGCATCCGTCATCGGCTTTTCCGGATCTGGTCGAGCTTGCTTCGAAAGATTGGCCAAGTAGGCATCACGCTGTGCGTACATCTGATCGCGCACTTTGACCGCAAGAGAGGCGCTCCCGGAGTTCTCAAGCAAGCTGATGATGGTCAAGGCGTCATCGCCAGAAAGTCGAATCTCGTAGTTCATTTCTTGTCTCCAAAGTATTCGTAGAAGCACCATGTCAGAGCGCCGATTGAGGCAGCCAGATACAAAAAAGCCTCAAGAGCTCGCATCCAGCTTGACGGTGCGTGCCCTAAAAATGTGAGCACTCCCAAGAGCATGGCCTCGGCACCTATGGCAAAAGCCAGAGCTTTGAAAAACCTCCTGTTCATGCCTCCACCTCCATCACCGATTGCCACGGTGTCTTGCGAGACCCGTCCATGCAGTAGGCTCCTGATTCCGGCTCATACCAAAGCCACTGGCGTCCTTCCCACCGTCCGTTACGCTGTTTGATGACGTTGATGATGCTGTCGGCTTCTTGCTTGTCTTCGACAGGCGTCAGCGTGCGATCTTCGCGGCGCTTTTCCTTGGCCTTGTTGCGCTGAATCGTGATGACGTTATCCACCTGATCGGTGATTGCTCCCGTGCCACGGAAGGAGAATTTGCCGATCTCTTCGTTCTCGTCCTTACCCTTGCGAACGTGGTGAACGAGATGGATGTGAACCTGAAGCATCTTCGCCAGCTTGCACAGTTCTTGCACGAAGTCCTTTTGAGCGTTGTAGTCGTCTTCGCCGGCCACACAGCACATCAAGTTGTCGATGAAGATGTGCTTGCAAAAGCGCTGTTGAGCAGCAATCGTGATTGCGCCATAGAGCACTTGCAGATTGATTGCGCCAACGTAGTCGAAAATCAAAAGCCGCTCTTGGAAGTGGTCGAGAAACTTCAATCCTTCTGAGACCTGTGTCGGACGGTGTCCAAGCCATTGGCCGCACATACGCGCGAGCGTGCGCTCCGGCGTCATTTCAAGCGACACAATGCAGGGCTTTTCGCCACGCTCAGAGAGTAAAAGCGCGATCTGGCCAGTCAAGTTCGACTTGCCATGTCCATTGATGCCGCCCCAGATTGATACCTCGCCAGAGCGAAGACTCAGGCGCGGAATAAGCGGGCAAGGCTGTCCGTCAAATCGGCCTTCGATGATGCTCAGGAAAGCGTCTTCAAAAGCCTTCGGCTTGCGCAGACGAAAGTACGGGTCGAGGCTTTCATAAGCGTCCAGATAGACCTGCTCCGGAGTGATGTGATCGATGAGTTCAGAGTCGTCATGCATGGAAGAATTCCTTTTTTGATTTGTATGGGTCAAAACGGCATAGACCCTTGTCAGTGTCCGTGTAGATCATTGCCGGGAGATTTTCCGGCTTTAAAAGCTCCGTCCAGAGCGTTCTGGCGCGTCGATAGTCCGCCGGATCGGGTACGTCAATCCACACGTTCAGGCATCGGCAGTAGGACAGATCAACGTCTTGAATGCGGTCGGTCGTCTCGATGATGATGTCCAGGCGACCATCGAGTACCGGGAACTTCCGCTCGTGGAAATGCTCACGCGCTTCGCCGAACGTAAAGCAGACGGTGTGCAAGGCTTCAAGCTTGCAAGGCAAAGAGGCTTTTGTCGGGATCATCGGAAAAGCCCTCCGAAAAGTTCCTCTGCCTCACGCTGCTCCTTTTCGGCCTGCAATTCCTCGGGCGTCTTTGCCCGCCGAGGTATGAACGGGTTGTGCGCAGGATTTGGTGCCGGTGTTGACTCTCGGTAGTCCGGACAGAACTGGTTTTTAGGACGATTGTCCAAAACGAATCGAGCTTCGAACCCTTGCCAGCCGCGAGCGACCATCATCTCGATGGCCTGCGAAAGCGTCATAGAGCACTTGGCGGCCTCTGAGCGCGTGCGCTTGATGACGGTCTCGGTGACCGGTGCTTTCTTGGCCTTGCGATGCGTGACGAAGTCCGCCCAAAGTTGTTCGGGCACATCTTCAGGTCGAGGAATGGAGAAAGTTGTTTTGGGATTCTTTTTTTCTCTTTTTTCTTCTTTTTTTAGATCCCAACTTTTTGGGGTACCCGTATCCAAAGAATTTGGGATACCCTCCCCTAAACTTTTTGGGGTACCCTCATTTCTTGGGGTATCCCAACTTTTTGGGGTACCCTCATCTTTTAGGGTGGCATCAAGCATTGGGAAAGAG